CGTGATTCTATTCGTGCTGAGGCTCTTCGTAAAGAAGATGAAGAGTTCAAACGTGAGAAGGATACACGGGTTAAGGCTAAGTATAGTTTCGAGGATACCATAGCGAAGATGATCAATGAAGATCCTAATGTAGATCTATCCGAAGAGATTACAAAGGCTGTCGAAGCGGGCGTACCTAACGCTAAGAGATTAGCTAACGCTGCTATCAAGGACTACGCTTCTGGTGAAGTCACCATGAGTGCTACGAAGGAAGCACAGGTAAGAGATGCGTTCTTTAAGCTTAATACTACTGCTCAAAGAGATGCCTTCCTAGTCAATAACGCTTCTATTCTGTCTAAAGAGTTAAAATCTCATCTTAGATCTAACGTAGCTACCTTTAACGGATATGACAAGGACATAGCATTCAAACAACAACTTAAGCTGATGAGTGATCTTGTAGAAGAGTTTGGCGCGGATGAAGATCAATACCATAGTATCGTAAACCAATTCTCGATAGACTATGCTACTTGGTTCGCTTCTGACGATTATCAATCTGTCGCTCCTGCACAACGACCTGCGAAAGCTCAAGAGTTACTACAGTCTGCTGCGGCTGGCTTAGGTGTATCTTTTGACGATAATGCGTTCGTACAGCTTAACATAATGGGAACTGCTCAGGCTAAGACTGATGCAATTTACCAAGAGCTTAGTGATGAGGAAGATGCCGCCCCTTCAGGAAGTGGTGGAAGTGAAACAGAGTCCGATAAGAAAGCTCGCTTACAAGCGGAGTTTGATGCACTAACAAAATAAACAACTAAGAGGTTATAATGGAAAAGAATAGAGACTATTATGCTAAGCTAGGTCAGGAAGCGCTTGACGCTGGAATGATCGAGCAAGCTGAAGCTTTTCTTAACCAAGCCAAATCCTTAGCTGATTCTAACCAACCAACACCAGAGAACCCCGAGGAAGATTCCGGAGGGTTCTTAAGTGGTGCTGCTGAGGCAGTAGCGGGTGTAGGCATTGGTGCGATGACTGCTGTAAAGGAAGCCGGTGATACAATAGACTGGGCTGCTGAGGCAATTCAGGATAAGCTAGGCGATGTTGTAGTATATGATGACATTGATAGTGACACATATAAAGGATACGAGGATGCTGATGGCGTTCATCTATTCAATGTGTTCGGTAAGAAAGTTAAATGGGCATCTGGAGAAGGTCTTCAGGAGCTTAAAGAAGCAAACTTATATAATATGCTTAAGACAGGTGACGATGTTTTAGACGCTGTCACTTACGATATATATGAAGCCAGAGAAGACGGTGTTATCACAGGAGTCGCTGGTGAGTTAACTACAGGCGTCTCTCAGTTCTTAACTGGGTGGGTCGCACTAGGTGGCGTTAAGTCTGTCGGTATAGCCGGTGGTCTAGCTAAAGGTGCTGCTGTAGACTTCACTGTATTCGATGAGCATGAAGCTAGACTCTCTGACTTAGCGGTCGAGATGGGTTTAGAGAATGAATTAACACTGTACTTGGCATCTGATAAAGATGATTCAGTATTCGAAGGGAAACTTAAGAATGCTATAGAAGGTGCTGGTATCGGTGTGGCTGTAGAAGGTGTTGTAAAGCTAGTCAAGGCAGTTAAAGCTGCTAAGAATGGTGACACCAAGGCCGCTGAGGAACTCGCTAAGGAAGGCCAACAGGCTGTCTTTAAGGATCCCTCAGAAGTACAATTAACAGATGTAGACGGTACGCCTATTAAGATGGATACCCCAGAGCCTGTCTTAGATGTAGATCAGATAGATGCTGCTGTGGCTCCTAAGGCTGCCGACGAAGCTCCTGCTCCTAAAGTAGACGAGCCTACGGTCACGCCTAACCCTAAAGTAGATGAACTAGATGCTGTTAAGGTTGGCTATGATCTCCCTAACAATCCTTTACGATCCGCTGCTGATGATGTCACTCCTGAGAGCGTTCGAGCTGATACAGAAGCCTCTTCACAGAAGAAGCGAGCAGCTAATAAGGACTATAGAGATGCTGAGACTGGTAAAACGACTAAGCAGATCTCTTGGGAAGAGCAGATGGAAACAGGCAAGAGGCTAATACAGAACCTTGCTAAAGGCATAAAGGAAGAGAATGGAGTTACGGATATAGTCGATCTGTCTAAACGTCTCCTAGACTTACCTGTCCCTGTTAAAGAATGGGACGGCTTTGCTGACGCTGCTGCGAACCTACAGAAACAAATAGAAGACCAAATGGTTAAACTAGCTAACTCCCCTGCTGGTAAGCAAGGTGATCCTAAGGTCGCTGAGCAACTACAGAAGCTCGGGGAAGCTGTTAACTACGCTTCGGCGGCACGTGGTGCTGCTCAATCACAAGGTGGTCGTATTACTCAAGCCGCTAAGAAGTTTAAGTCTAAGTTCGGTTACGATGTAACCTTTGACTTTAATGCTGATGGAATTATCACTGCTGTCCGTAACTCGGAGACTGGCGACATCATTCGTAAAGGTCATAAGAACTTCAATGATGCGTGGGAGATCCTTAACGAGGTTAACCTTAACTTCATGCTAAGTGGTCTAGGCACACAGTTAGTTAATATGTTTTCTAACACCATGATCGCTTTCCTACACCCCCTAGAGATGTACCTAGGAGCTACGGGAAGAGCTGTCATTAACGCATCTAAAGGTAACATTAAAGAAGCTACACAATCGTTCACTCTTGCTAACAGACAGATGATAGGTCTTTGGAAATATAAGTCTATCGCTGCTAAGCATGCCACTTCTTCGTTCCGAGCCGGTCGCAACTTACTCGATGAAGAAGGAACCATTACCGAAGTTATAGGCGACTCTGCCTCTGACGTTGCTATTGGTAAAGGTAACGCTACAAGCATGAAAGAGTTCAGTGAAGGCAATGCGTGGGATAAGTTCGGTAACATCGTTCGTATACCCTCCCGTGCGCTTCTCGCTGGTGATGAGTTCTTTAAACAGTTAAACTTCAGGGCTAAGGCTTATGGCTTAGTAGCTGAGGAGCTTCAACCTAAGTTCGGACATCTGGATGCTCAGTCATTCGATAAGATGGTCGAGTCTCGTGTGGATGCTGCTTATGCGCTACAGAAGTCTAGTAAGACGAAGGCTGATATGATTATCAAGTCTGGTGAAGATGCTAAGCTTATTGATATTACTCAACAGGCTATCATGACAGCCAGAAGAAATACATTTACAAATGATCTAGGAACGTATGGTAAGGGCTTACAGAAGCTCGTGTCTACTATACCTCCCTTAAGACAGATCATACCTTTCATACGTACACCCATAAACATTCTTAAGTACCCTCTAAAGAGAACTCCTATATTACATAAGTTCTCCCGTGAGATGAACGAGAAGATAGCTAGAGGTGGTGCGTCTCGAGATGAGGCGTATGGCCAGTTAGCTTTTGGTACAAGTATGTGGATAGGTGCTGGAATGCTGGCAACATCTAAGGCAGAAGTTAGTGACGGTAAAGGTGGCACAGTGAGTGTCTATCGCTACCAAGGCACATGGGCTGGTTTAACATCGGCTCGTAAGCAAGCTCTCAAGGCTGCTGGTGCAACACCTAACTCCTACGTCACGGATGATGGTCAGTTTGTTCAGTATAGCCGCTTTGATCCTATATCTATATTCATGGGCGTTGCTGCTGATGTGCGTGACATAACGAACGCTGTTGGTGAAGATGCTGAAATTACAGATGTAGCTGTCTCCTCTATCATGGCGATTATGAACGTCTTTAAAGATAAGTCTTACACTAAGGGACTTAGCGATGCTATCAAGGCATTCGATGAACCTGAGGGATTCTTAGGTCACTGGATGAATTCTAAAGCAGCTTCATACGTACCTTCAGGCATTGCTCAGGCGAAGTTTGATCCCCTTATGCGGGAAGTACGGAACCCCTTAGACGCTATAATGAACCGTATACCTATGCTTAGCTCAACCCTAGAGCCTCAGTTCGACCCCTTTGGTCGTCCCATACTGGCTACTACAGGGCTGATGGTTAAGTCTAAGTACTCGAATGATGATATAGTGTCACGTGAGATCCTGTCTCTCGTCCCTTCTTTAGGTGAATTACCTGATAAGAAAGGTGGAGTAGATCTAACAGGTGAGGACTACATGATGGAAAATGCGGCAGGTGAAACTGTCACAGCTTACTATAGGTTCAATGAGATCCTTAATGAAAGTAAGCTAATCGAAAAACTAGAAAGAAGGATTAAGAGTAAAAAGTATCAGGACAGGTTGTCTTCAGGTATCTCCACTCAGGACGGTATCTTAGGTAATGAAAAGGAAGATGCACTTCAATCTATCGTTAAGAAGTATAGAGAGAAGGCTTGGAAACAACTCCTTGATGAGAATGATGCGCTCGATGCTAAAGTTGATGCTATCAATAAAGCTGCTAAGAAGGCTGGTAAAGCTGGAAAGCAGGATGAAGCTAGAGACCTCTTAGGAATCCTTAAATAAACCTAAATCCCCTCTTCGGAGGGGTAACCTTAATTAATCAATAGGATAGTATAATGGCAAACTCATTTGTAGAGCTACCAGTATCAGGATCGAGCACTTACACGTTCCCGTTCCCTTACTTGGACTCAGCTCATATTAGCGTCTTTGTAGGAGGCGTATTACAGACTGTCGACACGCACTACACTTACACAAGCTCTAACGTCATTGAGTTTACTGCTGGTAACGTCCCTACAGACACCAGTCAAGTTATCCGTATAACTCGTGCTACAGCTCCTACAGGAAGATTGGTAGGATTTAGCAACACGGGTTTAGATGCAGATGATCTAAACTTAGACTCTGATCAAATCTTTTACATGGCTCAAGAAGCCGTGGATACCGTAGAGACTTCAGTATTCCGTGGAGTTGATGGTACGCTAGACGTCAATGGCCGCTTAACTAACGTAGCGGATCCTATAGACGACCTAGACGCAGCTAACAAGCAGTACGTGGCCTCGCAGGTCGCCGCAGGTTCCGGTAGCGTTACAGTAGATGCTGTAGCTCCCTCTAGTCCTTCTCAAGGTGATCTATGGATCGACACAAGCTCTAATGTTATGTATGTTTGGACGGGTACTCAGTGGGTTAACGGTGGTATCCAAGAGTCCGCAAGGTACGATTTCCTTGGCAGTGATGGATTCCCTATATCAACTCGGTTGTTATTTGGGGGTTCTTTATATGGCTCTAATTTATCAGCGGTTTCTGAAGTATACCTGAACGGTATATTGTTAAAACCAACAACTTCTATACTTGATTTTACCACAGGTGATTACGATATCCTTGATTCAACTGGGTTATCAATCAGTCCTGCCCCCTCAGCATCTGATGAGATCACAGTAATTACTTCTTCGGCTTTGTCTTCATCACTTGTGACAGCTATAAATACTGTTAATAGTAATAGCACAGGTATCACTACTGTAGCCAGCAACATTACTGATGTTAACGATGTCGCCGCTAATATGGCTGATGTCACTGGAGCTGTGACTCAGGCTCAGAATGCTGCTTCTTCTGCTAGTACGGCATTCGCTTCTGCTGATTTATCTATAGCGGCTAAGGTTGCATCCGAAAATGCTAGAGATGACTCACAGGCTGCTAAGGCTGATGCTGAGACTGCCCAAGTTTCTGCTGAAGCTGCTCAAGCTGCTGCTGAAGCTGCTGAAAGTAGTATTAATACTGATCTATCAGGTAAAGCTGATTTAAGTGGCGCTACGTTCACAGGTGATGTTGACGCTACTGGATTCAGCGTAAGTGGCGTTGACGTGGCATTGTCTACGGATATACCTGATGTCTCTAGCTTCATAACAAGCTCAGCGTTAAGTCCATATGCTTTGACTACGGATATACCTGATGTATCTGGAAAGGCTGATTTAAGTGGCGCTACGTTCACAGGTGATGTTTACCTTGCAAATGACATGCGTCTTCGTTTTAAGGAAGCTGACGGTACATCCGGTTTAGAGATATACACGGCGACAGACGGGACTGTTTGGATTAATGAAGGCGGTGACGCTAACTTTAACATTTCTGGCGACGACCTAAGGGTTCGTTCTGATGATCTTACCTTAAGAAACCGTGGAGGTTCTAATAACTACTTCAAAGGAGTAGATGGAGGAGCTGTTCAGGTTTACCATGGTGACGGTACAGAGCGTATTGATACTACCGCCACAGGTATAGACGTAACTGGTGACATAGACGTAACAGGCACTGTAACTGCTGATGGCGTTGTAACTGCTGTCAACACGTTCAACCAAAGTACCGTGTCATCTATAGACACCCTTAGTATACCCTCAGGATCTACTTTAGTAATGACTGGTGGCAGTGCAAGTGGTGGTATCTCTACTGACAATGGCGCTGGAAGCTATCCTGTAGGTTATAGCATGACTATTATCAACCAATCAACGGATGATAAACTTGTTAACCAAACTGGATCTGACGTGCTCACTCTTTGTGGACAGGCTGGAGTATCTACCGGTAACTTAACCTTAGGTTCTGGCGGTGTGGCATCTCTTATTAAGACTGCTGCGAATGCTTGGACTATCTTCGGGAGTAACTTATCATGATAGGCGTACGTGCAGGTTGTATAGCGGCTACGGGGGTGGTTACATCCTCCCCGTTAATCGCTGAATTTACTTACACAACTGGTTCTTACAGTCCAGACAATAAAAACATGAATAGGGGTTATTCCAATGACTTTGTAAACTCCTACGGAACAATTGATGTTAGTTCTTTTAACCTAGCGGACGGTACTACTATAACGACTGACAGTTTTCTTAATACTACAATAAGCTCTGAAGGTTTCGAGTTTAAAGAGTTCCTCCCACAATTCGGAAATGACACTTTAATTATAGTAGCGCATTTTATAGGGAACACTAGCCCTCCTGCGTTTACCGATGCGAACTGGTTTAAGACTCTGAGAATAATTAATAACACTCAGGGAACTACTGAAGATATCTTAAGAAGTGCCTTTACAGCGTCTGCTGTAGATGTGACTTCTCCAGATTCGAAGGTGACTATCTTTATGCAGCGAGTTGCGGTAACGAGTAATAATGATTCAATCACAGTTCAACTAAGGAGTGACTAATGTTTACAGCTATATTAAACCCTACTTTTACTGATATTGAATTTGATAGACTCTTTAATGACTCTTGGTCTAAAATGTCTGATCAATTCCATGGGCAGAGTTTAGATGTTACAAAAGAACGTATAAAAAATAACTTTAGGCTTCATGGCTGTATAGTCGCTACATACGAAGACGGGTACCTGCTTAGTTTATACGCAGGAGATGTCGTAGACAGTGTAGCTCACTTTATGGTAGCTCTGATAGGCCAAAATCAAGCAGGTAGTAAAAGTTACCTGTATGATCCAGAATGGATTCAAGTAACTGGAGACCTTAATAAGCAGAATTTCACTTCTATTGAATTTGGAACTCAGCAGGGATCTTCTATGGACAATCATGTAGAAGCTAAAAAGACGATCTTAGAGAATGCTTATGGTGAGCCTCTAAAGGATTCTACTGTAGTTACAGGCAGTACAGCCTACTCAGTAAAAGGATTTGAAAGCTAAACAACCTTGGGGGTTCTTCGGAACCCTTAAGTATTTAAATAGACTATTCGATACAACCTTAACCCTTAACAATAGGAAACATTAATATGTCACACAATGATGAGCGAGATTTCGGTACGCACACTCATGATGCTCAAGGGCGTATCGTACCTAATTATATATCAGATGCTCAAGGAATGACTGCTGAGAACTTTCAGGTGTTAAAGCACCTTGAGTACGATGAAGCTACTCGAAAGCTAAAGGCTGACAGGGCTATAGAAACAACACTTAACTCTCTGTACTTAGGAGATCAGCATAAGATGTCTTCTGGTGCTGAGAATATATTCTTTACTAACTTGGGAAATAACACTAACTTCTATCCCATGTGGGGCGGTCTAAAAGACCAAAGTGTGTTAGCTAATCAAGGTGCTAGTGGGTTCGTTCCACCTAGTGGTCGAGTTTACACAGATCTGATTTCTATTCCCTTAGGTGGGTCTCCAGATCCCACAACCGCTATAGGATATTCAGGAGATAACTTCTTCGGTATTAATATAGCTGGCTTAGGTATCACTACCACAGCAGCAGAATCAATACCTTCTACTGTACGTCTTGAGTATCGCTTAAGTGTTAATAGTAGACAAGTTTATATGCAAGTTCTACCTAGAGGTGCAGGGAAAGCAGCTAATGATGTCATCGAAGCTGGTGACGTTATAGAGTGGTTCTTCGACCACCCTGTAGAAATCCATGCAGGTACAACTATCTATGCAGAGATCCGCTGTGTACGTGAGTCTGATGATGAAGACTTAGGTATATTCTTAGTACGTCAAGGTGATACTGTAGACCCAACAACAGGACTGTTACGTTACCAAGCTACTGTCCACAATAGACTCTTTGAAGACAAAGATTTAGAGTTCATTAGCCCTTACTTAAAGTATGAAGCTATGGACTTCTCTGATAACCCTAATAGTGAAGACGTGTTATTCAGCGATCTTGCTAACGGGTACGTCTTACAGCCTCATCCATATGGCTTCTTACAAGCTCTCGGTAATGCCGATGGGACTACTATACAAGTTAAAGTCAAGAATGGGTCTAAAATATTTATTGAATCAATGCCTATTGCAGGTGCAACTATAGCCGGTGTAGCTGTAAACGCTGACCAAGCTCTAGCTGTTAATGAACTAAATGCTTTATTTCAACAAACAGGTGGATCTACTGGGGAACTCCCAGCTATCACATCTTCATTGGCTCCGTCTATGGTTGAAGGTAGTTCACTTAATTATGAACTTACGGCAGACTACGGTGTAGGTTATGAATGGTACAACCTCCCGCCCAGTATAACAATTGTAGAAGGTAATTCACGTAAGCTTATAGGAGGTACTCAATTAGCAGCAGGTACTTATGATATAACAGCCTCTGCTATAAACTATAACGGCATGGATACAGAAACAATAACATTAACTGTGACTGATGCACCTTTCTCTAATACTAAGTCTATTAACTTTGCAAGCGGTGACTACCTAGGCGCTAACGCTTCATTACTAGACGGAGTTTTAGGGCGTACAGGTAATGGCTCAGGTTCTTCGGACGCTTGGACTATTTCTTTATGGTTTAAAGGTGGTACTGATAGTGCTGGGCAGACTATCTTCTATTACGGCTCTAACGATGTAACTAATGGAGGTTACGTGGAAGCACGTTTTGTTGGCGGTACTGATAAACTACGCCTGAGATATGGCAGTGGTAATAACTTCGTACAGTTCACCACGCCTAATAATAGCGTCCCCGCTGGCTCTTGGAAGCATATGGTTTTAACTTATGATGGTGGTACTACAGGAGCTTCTTCAGGAGATTTATCTAACTACTATAGCCGCTTTGCTATATTCATAGATGGCGTCTCTCAGACTTTATCTAACGCGCATGGGAACTATGGATGGTCTGGAGCTATCTCAGGTCAGAACCTTCGTGTAGGAAGACTCGCTTCAGGTAACTACTTACAAAATGCTTATGTTGATGAGTTAGCTATCTGGGGAAGTGATCAGTCGAGTAATGTCTCTGCTATTTATAATAGTGGGTCAACACATGATTTATCTGACCTAACATCTTCACCAGACCATTGGTGGCGTTTAGGTGATGGGGATACATATCCAACATTACAAGATAGTATAGGTTCAGCACACTTCGTTATGTATAACATGACAACAGCGAATATCGTAACTGATACTCCATAACAACTCACGGGGGGTCTTCGGATCCCCTTTTCTTTTCTATACAATAATAAGAGGTACTCAGGATGAGTAAAGCTTATACATTAGCCACGCTTGCAACGAGTGACTTGGCGACACAGTCGGACTTAGCAGTTTATGCTACGTCTTCTGAATTAACAACTGCTGTCGGTAATATCATAGTCGATGACAATACCCCTAACTTTAGGGTAGAGCTGCGAAGTGACCAATCCATTCCAACGGCTCAATTTACTCCAATAACGTTTGAAGTCGTGTTGGATACAGCGTCTGGTTGGGATGCAGTAACTTATAAATACACCATTCCTGAAACAGGTACATGGTTCATCTCAAGTATAGCACGAATATCAGGAGGCGGTAATAATACCGTATTTGCTGGTGACGTTAACTTGTATAAAAATACAGATACAAATATGCTTGCACATACTGGATTGACTCCAAATACAAGTGGTGCGTTTGGTATATATTCCGCCTCTTCTGCTGGTATCTATTCCCTTACGCAGGATGATGAAATATATGTCCAAGCAAATGTCGCTGCAGGATCGGCAAGAAAAGATGGACGCAGTGATGGAAGTTTTACCGCTCGTAGCGGATTAAAATTATCGTACTAAACAACAACTAACCACACAAAGGAACTGCCATGAAAGATGAAGAGAAAGCCCTTTGTGAGCTAAAGATGCAAATCAACGAGCATCGTTACAAGATAGATCAGGCGGAAGAATGCTTGACCAACCTTAAGGCATCTGATGCAAAGCAATGGAGTAAAATCCGTAACATAAAACAATCAATGATGATAGTAAAGTGGACAGTCATCGGCGTAGCTCTAGCTACCGCAGGTAAGACTATAGGTCTACCCACACTATTAAAACTACTAGGAGTATAATATGGGTATTACTGACTTAATCTCTGGCATATTTAAGCCAGCAGCCGAGTTAGTCGATTCTCTACACACCAGTGATGAGGAACGTCTGAAGGCTAAAGGACATTTATTAGATGTCCAAGCAGCAGCAATGCAACGGGTCTTTGATTATGAAAAGTCTGCTCTTGAAGGGCAGCATAAGATAATCACAGCAGAGGCAAGCAGCAGCAACATACTAGCTTCTTCATGGCGACCCATAACTATGCTCACCTTCTTAGTTCTTGCCGTAGGCGACTCCTTAGGTCTCCTAGCGACTCCCTTGAGAGACGAGGCATGGATGTTACTACAGCTTGGCCTTGGTGGCTATGTCGTAGGCCGTAGTGGAGAGAAGATAGCTAAGACAATGAAGGGGTAACAGATGAGTAAGAACTTAAGAATCAAAAGTGCTCTTAAGAGAGCTGGGGTTTCTAAAGTGAATTCACCTAAGAAAACTCCTTCCCATAAAACAAAGTCACACGTCGTTGTGGCTAAGTCTGGTGGCAGTCTGAAGATCATTCGCTTTGGTCAACAGGGAGTCTCTGGTGCTGGTAAATCCCCTAAGTCTTCCTCAGAGAAGGCTAGACGTAAGAGCTTCAAGGCTCGTCATGGCAAAAACATCGCTAAGGGTAAGATGTCAGCAGCTTACTGGGCTAACAAAGTTAAATGGTAACAAAGAAAGGACTATGAGATGTATAATAGAGCAATAGATATAGTATTACATCACGAGGGCGGGTATGTGAACAATCCTAACGATGCTGGCGGAGAAACTAACTTCGGCATCTCTAAGAGAGCATACCCTTACCTTGACATCGCTCGCCTATCCAAAGATGTGGCAGCAGAGATTTATAAAAGAGACTACTGGGATAAGTGTCGATGCGATAACATCCCAGCAGGACTCGACTTATGCGTAGTGGACTTTGCAGTAAATGCAGGAGTATCCAGAGCGTCTAAGGTGTTACAAGAGACAGTTGGAGCTGAGCCTGATGGCATCATAGGGTCTAAGACCTTACGTGCTGTGGCGGAAGCTGACGTTCTTAACACAATCACACACTATCATCGCCTGAGACAGGACTATTATGAGTCCCTCGACTCCTTCGTACACTTCGGTTCCGGTTGGACTAGGCGTAACAATGAAATTCTAAAGGAGGCTATCTTATGGATATCCTAAAGCAACTTGAAGACGCTCTTGCAGGAGACCTATTGGCTCGTGTACAGAGTGGTACAGCTACAGCCGCAGAACTAGCGGTCGCTCGACAGTATCTTAAGGACGCTGGAGCATTCGCAGGTGTTATCGAAGCTGGTAGCCCCGCACACAACCTTTTATCTAACCTACCCTTCGATGAGGTCACTCACTAATGGCTAGAGATTACAGCAAAGAACGTAAGTACGACAGCAAGCCAGAAGTTAAGGCTAAACGAGCTGCACGTAACAGAGCAAGGCTTAAGGTCAACAACGCCCGTAAAGCGGCAGGTAAACCTAAGCTTAAAACTAACCAGCAGGTTGATCATAAAGATCGTAACCCGCAAAACAATTCTATGAGTAACCTACGTATCCTTAGCCCTAAAGCTAACACCCGTAGGAATCATAAGTGAGAGTTATATGGACACTATAGATAGATTTATAATGGTAGGCTGCTTCCTAGTGGTCGCCTTCTGTGCTTGTTGTTAAGGAGTTACCATGAGAAACAGAGTATGCACTAAATGCAACCTAAGAAAGGCAGTCACTAACTTCGAGAAGGAGACTTCTATGGAGTGTCTAAAGTGTAAGCCTAAGAAGAAACCAAAGAAGAAAGAAGACTAATTCTAGCACTCAACCGGAGGAAACCGTAATGTGCAAACAACACTGTGTAACACAGCAAAAACCAATAAGTAAATACAGGAAGAAAAGACAGCAGGAAAACCCTAATGTATATGTAGGCGAATGGTCTCCCACTAAAGTATGCGGAACCTGCGGAGAAGATAAAGATAAGAGCGCGTTCTACTCTAAGAAGGGTAGAAATAGCACGAGCCTCTGTTCTGTCTGTAAGTCTTGTGAGACTAAAGCTGTACAGGATTATCGCTTAACTACTGAAGGAAGAGCGCTTAATCTTATAGGTAATGCCAAGAACAGAGCTACTAAGAAGAAGGTAGCTTTTGATTTAGACGTGGAATGGTTGGAAGAGAAACTGAGTATAGGAGTCTGCGAAGGAAGTGGACATATGCTAGACATCTCTGGAGGCACTAGAGGTGCTTTTACTCCATCATTAGACAGGCATATTCCTGAACTAGGGTACACCAAGGACAATACTAAAGTCGTCTGTTGGATGTACAACGCTTGTAAAGGCGTATCTACTAGAGAAGATGTAATCAAATTTGTGAGAGGTTTTAAGGTATGAATGATAAGAATTACCCAGAGCTTCCTAAGCAGTTACATGATCTAAGAAACTTTGTATACGTGGTATGGGAGCACTTAGGTCTCCCTGAGCCAACGGAAGCACAGTACGATATCTGTAACTACCTCAATAACTTACCTCGAAGAGCTATTATAGAAGCCTTCAGGGGTATCGGAAAGTCATACCTGTCGGCAGCTTATGTCGTACACCAACTGATGCTAGACCCTGAGATGAAGATAATGGTGGTCTCAGCGTCTAAAGCTAGGGCAGATGACTTCTCCACGTTCACCCAGAGACTGATCATGGAACTCCCTATGTGTCAGTACCTTATTCCAGATAGTTCTAAGCGCTGGAGCAAGATTGCCTTTGATGTGGCGCCCAGTGGAGCCTCGGGTTCCGCTAGTGTTAAGTCCGTAGGTATTACAGGACAGTTAACAGGGTCTCGAGCAGACATAATCTTGGCTGATGATATAGAAGTACCTAGTAACTCTCTTACCCAAGGTATGCGAGACAAGCTAGGTGAAAGCATAAAGGAATTCGAAGCGGTACTGAAACCGAATGGTAAGATCTTGTATCTAGGGACTCCACAGTGTGAAATGAGCGTCTATAACACCCTCATGGATCGTGGATACCAGATGAGGGTCTGGCCAGCACGTTACCCTACCCCTGAGAGAGCCTCTAAGGCTTATGGAGACAGATTAGCTCCTTACCTTAGTGATCGTATAGCTGAAGCCGAAAGTTCGGGAGAGAAGCTTACAGGGCTTTCTACGGATCCTAAGCGATTTAATGATGCCGACCTCACAGAGCGTGAATTGTCCTACGGACGCTCAGGCTTTGCCCTCCAGTTCATGCTAGACACCAGTTTGGCTGATATGGACAGGTATCCTCTCAAGATGTCAGATCTTATAGTGATGTCAGTGGACAGGGACAAGATGCCCGAGAAGCTCGCCTATAGCCGTCTGAACGAGATTAAAGAACTCCCTAACGTTGGCCTTAGTGGAGACAAGTTCTTCGCTCCTGAGGCCTCTATAGGGGACTACGTGGACTTTGACGGTTCTGTTCTTGTAATAGATCCATCTGGCCGTGGTTCGGATGAAACAGCCTATGCTGTAGTGAAGAACCGTGGTGGCACATTGTACGTACCAGAAGCCGGAGGTATCGATGGCGGGTATGATGAACAAACATTAACCAAGATCTGTAACATTGCTAAGACTCATAAGGTCAATGTGGTGTTAATTGAGAGTAACTTTGGTGATGGTATGTACACCCAACTCCTAACTCCGTACATGAGAGAGATATATCCTGTCACAATGGAGGAAGTTAGGCATAGTAAGCAGAAAGAACTACGTATTATAGACACCTTAGAACCTGTGATGAACCAACACAAGCTGGTTATCGATCCAAAGGTCATTCAAATGGACTATGATTCAGTTCAAAAGTACCCGATAGAGAAGCAAAGTCAGTATATGCTTATGTATCAGCTATCTCGTATCACTAAAGATAGAGGTTCATTGGCTCATGACGATAGACTGGATGCTCTCGCTATGGGAGTAGCCTATTGGGTAGAACAAATGGCTGCTGATGTTGATCTAGCTATGCGTGAGCGTAGAGATGAACTGATGCGTGATGAATTAAACAAGTTTATGGACGGAATG